CAAGAAACAACACCACAATACTTACGCTGATGAAGGGTGATGAGCGAGTCCAGACGGTCGAAGAACGCGCCGATTCGCTTCTTTTCATCCATTCCTTTCGGCATCAGAAAAATGAGCTGACAAAGCGTCGAATATTTCACCCGACGTTTTTCGATAAGCGAACCTGTAGCCGCATCGTCAAATCTTTTCAGGGCAACTGATGTTTTAAAGTACGAGTTCCAGAAGCCGCTGCATTTGTCATTGTCAATAGAAAATACATCGTAATACCCGGAAACACAGACACTAAAAGAGTTTTTGTTATATCCAAATGCTCCGAGGTAGTGCCCGAAAAGTTGCGCACTTTGGATCATGGCCGTCCATGGAGCGATGATCAGTTCGCTTCCACGAGGTTGTCATCGAGCCGGGACATGTCGAGGTAGCGGCGGGTCGACCATTCGTTCGCGGTGACGTACCGGATGCGCGCGCAGACGAGCATGAGCGCGCTGTTCCCGTCGGGGAAGCCGCCCACGACGCGCGTGCGCCGGCGGATCTCCCTGTTCAACCGCTCGATCATGTTGTTCGTGCGGATGCGCCTGCGGTGCCCGTCCGGGAACTCGTCCAGCAGGTAGGTCGTCGTCTCGCCGACGCCCTCCCGCAGGCAGTTGGCGGCGGCCCTCAGCCTCCTAGACCTCATCTCCGCGGCGACTTGTTCGGCTTTGTCCAGCGCGGATTCCCGGCTTTCCATGGCGAATACCGCCTTCAGGGCGGCGGACGCCCATTCCCTGTGGATCGGCGGGACCTTGGAGAGCACGTTGCGCATGAAATGCACCATGCAGCGTTGGTACTTCGCCTTGGGCAGCATCGAGCCGACCGTGGCCACCAGTCCGGCGCACCGGTCGCCGACCACGAGCCTGACGCCCTTCAGGCCGCGTTCGATCATGCCTCTGAAGAACTGCTCCCAGCTGGCCGAGTCCTCCCTCATGCCCTCCGTGACGCCGATGACCTCGCGATGCCCCTCCGCGTTGATTCCGATGGCGACCAGGACGCTCACGTTCTCCACGCGCCCGCCCCATGAGCGCTTGTGCCACACGCCGTCCACGAACACGTACGGGTATTCGGATTCCAACGGCCTCGTGCGCCACTGGTCGATCTCCCCGTAGATCCTTTTGAGCTTGTCGCTCAATGTCTGCGAGGGCATGCGGTCTCCCCACAGCAATTGGCTGATGTCGTCGACCTGGCGGGTGCTCACGCCCGCCAGGTACATGTCGATCAGGGATTCCTCGACGCTCTGCTCGCGCCGCCGGTAGCGTTCGATCACCGCGGACTCGAACAGGGCGCCCTTGAGTTTCGGCACCTTCAGCTCGAGCCTGCCGGCCTTGGCGGTGAGCTTGCGTTCGTAGTGGCCGGCCCTGTACGCCTTCCGTCCCCCGCTGCGCTCGTATCTGGCGGCCCCGGTGATCTCGTCGGCCTCGGCGTCGAGCATCGCGTTGAGGATCTGCGTCATCTTCTCGGTGATCAGCCGGTCGAGCCTGGTCTCGAGCAGGTTCTGGTCGATCTGTATGATGTTCTCGGGCATGGTTCCGTCTCCTGGCTTCCAATCGCGGTTTTTTGTTTTGGCGAATGAAAATCGTACACAGGACGCGGGCCATGCCCTCTTACGTCAGGGCCGGAATCCGAAAGTGCGCAAGAATTCGGGCGTTATCCTTGGACGACATCGACTGCGATTTTTCTAGCAAAGACAAACTTCCTACCGAAGATTTGAAATGCGTCGTCTACCGTGGCGACAAGAAGACCAAAGTCACACTGCACGCAAGCGAAAACAAACTCGGCCTGTACACACAGGATGGAAAACGTTTCCCAATCAAATAGGAAGGATTTAAAAAAGTGTTAGAGCATGGCGAAGAACTTAACCTGAGAATGTTGCAACCATTGGACACGGACACTACGGCTGGCATACTTCGCGAATCCGGCTATCTGGTTCCATTATCCAAGTGGAGCAAGGCCCGGCAAGACTACAAAGGCAATACCGACCGTTGGGCGTTCAATATCATAGCATGTGCTTTCATTGGCCTCATGGTCGCCTGTTTGGAAATGTGGTCTACCCGAAATATTCCAATCAAACTTCCGAAATATACTCCCGTAGCCGTTTTTCTACTGGGTTTCGCTTTTGGTTGGGTGCAACTGTTAGGCACGTCCGATAGGCGGAAAAGGGGTTTTCGACCGAAGCCGGATAATCCAGTCCAAGTATTGGAGTCTACTTTCGACGTTCATGTGGCTGGAGACAGTGACACGTCGCTTTTCGACAAGACCGGATATAAGAAATTTCTTCTTCGTGTTGACGGCACTCACTACGCTCAGGCTACATTGTTTGTTTGGGAAGAATCATACGATTTGAAGGAAGAGCGTACTTGGCCTTTGGTTAGTATCGCATTGTTCGATGAGGACGGAAAGCCGGTCAAACTGCAATCGGTTGAGTCGAAGAAGGAATCTGAAAGCGTTGAACGGTAGACCAACTTCGGAAGAACGGGATACGAGGTGGTAAGAACCGACGCAGTTCCGGGGCACAGTGGACAGACAGTCGAATATGATGTTTCCACCATCGACCGTCTACATTCTTCGCAAGAAAAAACATTAGAAGACTGGAGTAGGCATGGCTTATTATGACCCGTGGCGTGAGGCTGTTGAAAACGCTAAAGAACTTCTCCGATTGGGAATGCCACCACAGAAAGTGCAGGAGCGGACCCGACTCCCCAAGAGCACCATCGACAAGATAGCCCCACCTATACTGCAAGAGAACGCAGACCGTGAAGCCATTCAGGAAGCCGAGCGAGCTTTGAAGCGGGAGCATGAAAAAATCCTCAAGGAAAAATATCCATGCCCGCTCTGCCATAAAGGTTATGGGATTGTTGACGGTGGAGCGCTCACCGCGTTTTTGAACGGTTCCGTCTGCCGTATCGGCGCGGAAGATGAGACCGTTGGCAAGGGAAGCCCATTTTTTCGTCCTTATTATGCCCACTGTTCGTATAGGCGTTGTCCAGCCCGACTGATTTTTCCCCGTGACACGCGGGAGGAAGCGTTGAGGGCTTTCCTGTTGGGAGAGTGGATTAGACCACACCCGTTCGTCAGTGTGAGCGACGGTTCTGAATGGACGTACACCAAACAGGGATTGGCGTCAGCGGTTTCATCATTGATGAATGATTATTCGCCGGAGCAGATAAAACAATTAGGTTTCAATCCGATTGCCGTGGACGAGTTGGCGAACCGTAGGGCGTTACGGATTGCTAAATTCAATCCAGATGCTTTCGATTTGACGCTCATGTGTCCCAAGTGCGGTAGTCGGGGAGAGTTCCGTAAGGCTGTCAATCCGACGAATCATAGCAAGGAATCATGGTGTTGCTGGTGGAGGGTCGGCTGTCCAAGATGTGGAGCCAGAACCGTCAACTCGTTTCCTACCCGTGAACAGGCGCAGTCCGCTTTCGAGGAGGGGGACTTGTTAAGGGGGCTGAAAATCGATAAGTCCGGAAGTGGAAAGGATTAAACGAAGTTGTTCCATCTGCATGCAAGACCTAAAAACCGGTTGGAGTCAATTCATACCAGTACGCCATCGTTAGAAGCCGAAAAACTGAAATCCGTCATGTACGGTCTCGCCATCGGTGACGCGTTGGGAGTCCCATACGAGTTTCAACAGAGAGACACATTCAACTGCACTGGAATGATTGGTCATGGCGAGCATAACCAGCCAGCAGGAACATGGAGCGATGACACCGCGTTGAGTCTAGCAACCTTGGACTCGCTCACCGAATGCCATGGTGAAGTCAACACCGCCGACATGCTCATGCGTTACCGAATGTGGTTGGAACACGGAATGTACACGCCGGACGGGAACACGTATGATTCCGGTATCACAGTAGCCACAGCCATCAGGTCAAGGCATGGTTGCGATGGTTTGAACGATAACGGCAATGGTTCGCTAATGCGGGTCGCACCATGCGCCTTCTACAATTTGCCAGACGTGGAAATCAAACAGGTCAGCGCCATCACCCACGCTCATGAAATCAGTATGACGGCGTGCGTACAATACGTGCGAATCCTCGAAGGACTGTTAAACTGCGTTCCTTCACATAAGGCGATAACGGATTCAGGATTCCCGTTCGACCCGACCATTCCCAGAACGGAAGTAGAATCGGACGGATTCGTACTCCACACATTGAACGCGGCACTCTGGTGCTTAACCAATACCGACAATTATCGGGATTGCGTAATTACCGCAGTAAACCTTGGAGAAGACACGGACACCACAGCCAGTGTCGCGGGAGCGTTAGCCGGAGCCGTCTACGGATTCGACAGCATTCCTACAGAGTGGATTGAAAAATTACGAGGAAGAGAACTTATAGACATGTATGTTTCAGAATCGGAGCTAAGGTGTTAACCCTACCAATAACTCGAAAATGGTTTGACATGATTCTTTCCGGCGAGAAGACGGAAGAATACCGAGAAGTCAAACCCTACTACGATTCTCGCTTCCGCCGACTGTTCGACATGGACGAGTCGAATAATCCAACAGGATTGGACGAGCAGCCAATACTATTCCGCAACGGATACTCCCATACAAGTCCGAGCTTCACCGCCATCTGCACGCTCTCTAAAGGAGAGGGACGTACCGAATGGGGAGCCGAACCACATAAACGGTATTGGATATTAAACATCCACCGAATCCAAAAATAGGTTTTTACACCCTTTCGGAGTATGTTTTAGCTAAAAAGAAACACACTCCGAAAGGAAACCTAACCGTGAAATACCTACTATTAATACTCGTCCCATCCTCCATCCTGCAATGGTTACTACTACTCGTATGCGGCGTGGGAGGATGGTTCCTGTTCTCCACTCAGTTTAAAACCTCAAAAAAGTCCATCGCCATGGTCAACGTATTAGGTGCTGTGTGTGGTATCGCATTCTTTTACGGATTGAAGAATGGTCTCGGTGGTTTGAGTGACATGTTCATGTCACTCTCCGGAAAATACGTGTACGGGTATCTGCATTCGCAAGTTCCCCTAATCAACGCGTTTATCGCCATTCCTCGTATCCTCATTGGTGTTTTTTGCATGTGTGTCGCATATGGTCTTTATCAGCCGGTATCTGAAAAAGAAGGCGAGGAGTACAGGAGGCAGAGTCAGCAGAATGAGGCAAAGGAAGTTGAACAGGCTCTCAATCAGACCATCGACCAGATAGGCGTAGTCTTCAATCTGCTCAAGGCCGAACCCGGACGTCCGAATTATCACGGTTACAGGCTAGTGAATGAGGATTGTGGTGGTCAACCAGACCCATTGTGGAACACCATGAACCCAGCCAACATCCAACAGGCGAGAAGCCAATACCGCCTCTATGGCAATCCGGGCGGCGGTCTATCACAGTCGAACTTCACCACCAATGAGATTCAATCCGGCCAGAAAGGTGAACAAATCCTCGCCAACATGATTACCGGCAACTGTCCCAACGTGGTGTCCTTCTGGTCGTTGCACGGTCTGAACGAGCAACACCAGTTCACTGACGCGGATATCGACTGCGTGATTGCCGGACAGGACAAACAGGGCAAAACGCATTTGTGGTTCGTGGATGCGAAGAACTATAAAGGCAATGCGGACACTGCCTACCGTAACCTCACCCCAGACCAACTGTTGAGAATTAGCGTCAGTCAGCGTGCGTTCGAAACCGGTGTGGATGGTCGTCCGGATTTGAAACTTTCCGCGAACATGAACTGGCAGAGGGACATGTGGGCTTTCATGTTCAACGGCAAGCCGGTTGAAGTGGAGTGGCTTGTCTGCATGGTGCCGACTTCCGATAAGGGTGCGCCGGATGTGACTGGGGTCATGTGGCCGGGTGATATTCCTTGCGTGACGCCGGAGGAGCTGGTGCGACGCGTGAATGCGGTTGACTTGGATTCGACGCAGAATCTTCCGTTGGACTGGTTGGATACTTTGAAACGGCATGTCAAGCACTGAGCTGTTTTTGGGCGCGGGTTGTTTTCTTCTCGCGCCTTTTTTGTTTTTGTTGTGTTCAGCGTGTCTTCTCACTTTCGATGATATACTGGGATTGTTCACACAAAGGAGGTTGGAAATGCCAAACCAAACAACAATCCTCGCCCAACACGGCCTAATAAAAGCCGACACAGCCACTTGGACAGACTGGCAAACCATCGACAGTCATCGAGACAAACGATTCAGCTTCCCACTCGAATGGAAGCAAATCCAACAAATCCTCACCGACCACCCAACCCTTCGCCCATACCTCTACCTCTCCACCGGATTAGATGGACTTGTCCTATTGGACGTTGAGACAGGAGAAACAGCAAACGCGCAACCCCTCATATTCGACACCCTCTCAAACAAGAACAACACCATGTTCCAAATGGTCGAACAATACATTCGCAGATGGAACGAAACCACACCCACAAAAACCCTCATACAACAAGGCAGAACAGACGAAGCCAAACAGCAGATAGACCACGCCACCGCACTGGCGCCAACAGCCCTAATGGAACTCATCTACCAGCTCGTCCCATGGAAAGAACTGAACGACAGGCAATACCAGCGCATGACGGCATTGAACGTCAGAAAGAACGAGGAATACCCATCACGCCAATTCGACAGGCACCTCGTCAAGCTACTCCAGCAGACCAAGCCCTGCATTGGGGGAGAGGGTGCTTTGGAGAAGACGTTCGACAAGCCTATAACAGTGTACAGGGGTGAAATCGACAAGAGCGTGCATATGGGGTTAAGCTGGACGAGCAATCTCGAAGTCGCGGAAAAGTTCGCGGGCAGATTCGGTAGGCAGGGCACTATCTGGAAGACAGTGCTAGAACCCGAGAAAATACTTGCGGCTTACGCGGACGATGGTGAGCATGAAGTGCTCGCCATCGTCTCAGAAAATACCGTAAATAATGTTCGCGAATTCAGTTAGACCTGTATCCTTAACTTCTAGTTGCAGGGGGTGTAATATGTGCTGTTGCCCTGAGAATCGAATGTCGCGCAGAGCTTGGTGTATCCAGAATTAGAGGAACTATTATTCTGGTTCTGGCTTTGCTGTGGCGCAGACTGTTGGGTCTGGGCATGTTGCGTCGGAGCGCTGTAGGTGCTGGTGCCACTGTTCGTACGATTGTAGTTCGTGTTCGAGTAGGTTTGGGCTTGGGCTTGCGACTGCTGTTGTGCGGCTTGGCGTGCGGCTTCCTCGGCTTTGGCTTCCGCGTCGGCTTGTTCTTTCGCAGTCTTGGAGTCGTTTACGCTTTTGACAGCCTTGGACACGGCGTCTTTCTGCGCGTTCAGGGTTTTCACGTCAGACTTCTTGTCGTCAACGGTTTTCTTTGCCGTGTCGATGGCGGTTTTCAAGCTTTCACGGGTCTTGTTGTCCTGCACCTTGCCTTCGGAATCCTTGTATAGAGTTTCCGCATCACTGATGGTCTTGTCGAGCGTGGACCTCGCATCCTTGACCTGCTTGTCCGTCTTGGACTTGTTCACCTTTCTCATGGCCTTGTTGATGGCGTCGATGGAATCATTGGCTTCGGTGTTATCGTCGGCAACAATGGTATTGGCTTTGGTCGTGCCCCACAGGTTCCACTTAGTGGCATGCGATGTGGTCGGAACGCCTTTCAGGGCATCCCCGGTCTTGATGCTTTTCGTCAAGGAGTCCAACATGGTCTTGTCAAGCACGTCCGTTTCCTTCGTAGCCTTGACGAGCGTCCGTGCTTCCGCAAGTGTCTTCACCAGCTTCGAGTCAGCCTCCTTGGCTGACTCAAGCTGGGACTCATAGGAATCGTATGTTGTATTGGACGCATACGCGTAGCCACCGCCCACGCCGGCAAGGACAACAACCGCCGCGATAGTACTGACAATAATCGTCTTCTTGGCGGGCTTCTTGGCGTTTCCCTCGTCGTTTTCGTTTGGGTTGAGGATGGTGGTTTCCTGCATCTCCTCAAGGTTTTGGTTCTTTTCCATTTTTGTTTTGCTCCTTGGTTCTTATGTTCGATTCTCCCATGTGGGGTAGGCGAACACTACTCTTTAATGTGGACAAATCCACTATAACACGAGAATCGGCATGTCGCAACAAAAGATATGCTATACAGCCCAAAAACAAGAGACAGTAGCAATACGGCAGTCTTCCAATCCTAGCAATACCAGCGTCTACGCCGCTGATATACGTTTGGTTCATCCCAATCCTCATCCATCATGCCGCTGTTGTAAGTGTTAACGGCGATGCTCAGTGAGTCACGGATTCGGGTTTTATTCCCGTAATCCGTATACCAATCGTCCTCAATCCACCGCCAATCCTCCCACCGACGTGCCGGAATATGCGGATTCCTCTTCCGTGAATACGCGCATTTTGCGACTTCGACATACTCCCAGTGAAACCGTCCGCAATCATAAGTGTGACTGAAACCGCGTGAACGGGCCTCGTCCTCGATAAGCGCATATGGTCTGTCCTTGAATGTTCTCGACATCATCGCCTCGTTTCGTGTTCTTGGATTAAATGGTACCGGTAGCGGATAGGTAAACGAAAAAACATATCCTCTTTCTATAAGAAAATTCCGTTTTTCCGAAGGTTGATTGTAGAAAACCTGATATATGTGGAAACAACAATACAAACCTCTAGAGGAGTTAGTCTATGGGTAATCCATTGAGTAAAACTTCCCGGAAAGTCAAGGACTCCATTCTTAAACGGGTGGGGAAGGCCGCTGTCGCACTGGTTGCGGCGACGGCTACCTTGGCTTCTGGAGTGATAACGACCGGTAGTGCGCTTGCCGCCACGACTGACGGCCCCGGCTACTGGTTCAATGCGACGCGTTCTGGGAGTTGGTGGGTTGGTACTCACGGTAGTTCTCTTGGTCCGCAACGTTATGAGAACGGTAATCCGGTGTACTGTGTTGAGGCCGGTGAACCTGTTACTAATACCGGTACTTGGAATAAGGCTACGGATGTGAACCATAAGGTTGGTGCGTGGCTGGTTGAGAAGCATAAGGGTGATAGCAGTGATTTCACTCAGGCTTCGGTTGCTTATGCGATTCATGAGCATCTTGACCAAGGCAGTAGCCATTTCCGTCAGCTGGTAGCGGCTGGTTTGGAAGGTGCGGATATCAATGCCGTCGCTTCCAATGCGGCGAATCTTTGGAATGATGCATATAACACTCTTCCCGCTAACCTTAATGCCGCCTATGCCTATACCTCTGGCAAGCGTACCGGAACTGTTGACCCCGGCGTTAAGAACTCTAGCGGACAGTACATTGCTGGCATTCAGTACACTGCGACGTTGAACGGCCCGGCGAAATTCGACCAGACCGGAACCAATACAATCAGTGGTACGACCACCGGTCAGGCAATGCATATTCCGTGGACGGCAACCGGCAACGGAAAAGTAACAGGCCATGTTTCGATTAATGTTCCCACTGCCGCCGTTCTAAATTCCCCCGGTCAGGATATGATGCGGCCTTCCGACCCTGAGAATCAGACTGCTGATGTTCAGTTCTCTGTGTCGCGTGATTTTCAGCCGACCGTCAGTACCAGAGTCAGCAAGAAACAGTTGACCCGTGGCTCCCCGGTCGAAGACCGTGTGACCTCCGGTGTCGCCTCCTCCGACGACGAGTGGGCGGACAACGTGCCCGTCAAATTCAAGGGCTACTATTTCGTCGGTGACTCCAAGCACATCCTCCAAGTCATCAAGAAGAACAATGGTGAGAATCCGACCGACTATTTGAAGCGCCTGCGTGAAACCGATGGCATCCGTCAGGTTGCCGCAGCAACCACCCGCTTCATCAAGAGCGGTCAGACCAACACCGTCAAGGCGAAGGCCGCTACCGGTGGCATCGACTATGACAGTGTGAACGGTTTGGACGATTATCAGGTGTCCGATGAGGACGCCGGACTGTTCGGAACATGGGTTTGGGTTGAAGTCAAGTCAGACCAGTCCCAGCAGGATTACATCAAAGGCGATTACATCGATGAGTTCGGTAAAACTCAGGAAACGTCCGTGAGTGTTCTGCCGCCGAACCACGACTCCACCGTGTTGGAGCAGGAGTCCGGCATGAACAAGGACATCCTTGATGAAATCAACATCAGCCGTCTGCCGTCCGACTACGGTAAGTTCACCGGTGATACGAACTATGGTTTCAACGCTGACGCGAAGGCCAAGATTCGTGTCTGGTGGGCTGGCTCCGGAACCGGCAACAAGGATGAGGACGAAAAGTACGTCCCGACCACCGAAGAGGAGCCTACTCAGGATGCCAACCACAAGCTGGTTGGCGAATGGGAAGTTCCGGCCATGAACGGCAAGTACAAGGTCGGCGGCGGTAAAATCGTTCTCTATCCGAGCGATGGTAGCGACGCCAAGACCGTTGCCACTGATGTGAACATCAAGGTCACGGATAAGGCCCATTGCGGCTACTACGTGTTCATCTACGACTTCCCCGGCTCCGACCGTGCGGAAGGATTCAAGAGCGCGTACAACAATCCGTGGGAACGTTCCTTCGTCACTCAGGACGCGCAACCCGTCACATTGACCACCAACGTGAACAAGACCACCGTCACCCAAGGTGAGAAGTTCTACGATACCGCGACCATCTCCGGTCTGGTTCCGCGTGGCTCCTATGTCACCTTCACCGCGTATGACGCCGTGTCCGGCGAGCCGGACGTGTCCACCAACAAGCTGTTGGACAACACTCGCGTGAACGTCACCAACGACCAAGCCGACCATTCCGACACCACCCAGTTCGAGGTGAAGTCCCCGGAAATCAGCACCAACAAGATTGGTAAGGTCTACTGGGTTGCGAAACTCTACAATGCCAAAGGAAAGGCTCTCGCGGGTCACGCCATCGGCTTGGAGAACGAGACCATCGAAGTGGTAGGCCCGTCCCTCACCACCAAGACCAGCGCACAGCAGACCTATGTCGGTCGTCCGTTCCACGACACCGCCGTCATCAACAACAAGATTGACGCGGGAGCCTATCTGACATTCACCGCCTATGACGCGGTTTCCGGCAAGCCGGATACGAATGCCGCGAAACTGCTTGACAACAAGCGTGTGGACATTCCAGCCGACAAGATTGCATCCTCCGGCGCCGGTAAGAGCTTCACCGTTGACTCCCCGGACGTGACCGCCACCAAGGCCGGTATCGTCTACTGGAAGGCGACGCTCTACAACAAGGGCGGAATGGAACTCGCCACCCACGAGCTGGGTGCCACCGGCGAAAGCGTTCTCATCAAAAACCCGTCCATCACCACCAAGGTCAGCAAGGAACAGGTCTCCATCAACGAGGAGTTCACCGATACCGCCACCATCAACGGTGAAATCGAATCCGGCGATTACGTCACCTTCGACGCCTACGCTCCGGTTGACGGCGCTCCGAACGCCCAAGGTGCCAAACTGCTCGACTCCGAGCGTGTGAACATTCCGGCCAAGGATGTCACCGCAAGCCAGAACGGACAGGCCATCAACGTCACCAGCCCGAAGACCCACGCCACCGAAGGCGGAAACGTGTATTGGAAGGCCACCCTGCACCGTGCCAACGGCACTGTGCTCGCCACCCATGATTTGGGTGTTGGCGGTGAGACCGTTCAGGTCAAGTATCCGACCATCACCACGCACGTGTCCTCCACGAGCGTCGGTGTCGGAGAGGACTTCTACGACACCGCCGACATCAAGGGTGTCGTCCACGCGGGTGACTTCGTGGTGTTCCGCGCCTACGATGCGGTCGGTGAGAAGCCTGACACAAACGCCAGCCTTCTGCTGAAAGACCAGAAGGTCAACATCACTGCGGCTCAGGCGAAGGATTCCGCTCAGGACAAGACCGTGACCGTCAAGTCCAAGACCGTCAACACCATGAACGGTGGAAACGTGTATTGGAAGGCAACCCTGTACGACAAGCAGGGACGCCAGCTTGCCACCCACGACCTTGGACTTCCGGAAGAAACCGTCACGGTTCGTCCTCCGACCATCACCACCCAAGTGACCAAGGGCAAGGTCAAGCCGAGCGAGGAGTTCGCTGATAAGGCGACCATCTCCGGTAAGGTGCTCAAAGGTTCCTACGTCACGTTCACCGCTTACGACGCGGTATCCGGCGACCCGGATGCCAATGCTCCTAAGCTGTTGGACAACGTGCGTGTGAACATCAAGGACTCCGATGCGGAAGCTTCCGCGTCCAAGAAGTTCACCGTCACCAGCCCTACCACCCACACCGATAACTCCGGTTCCGTGTACTGGGTTGCGACTCTGTGGTCTCCGCAAGGCAAGCAGTTGGCTTCCCACGATTTGGGTCTGCCGTCCGAAACCGTTCAGGTGAATCCGGGTGGTATCGTCACGTCCAACGCGCAGAAGATGGGTGCGACCGGCGAGCAACTGTACGATGAAATCACCGTTTACGATGAGACCAGTGAGGCCGAGTCCGCTGATGGTCAGGTTCACGAGGGTGAAGGCAACAGCAATCCGACCGGCGTCATCGGTCGTATTCCGCAAGGCTCCACCGTCACCGTGGAAATGTACCGTCAGGCCGAAGAGGATGACGGCGACCAAGGCTTGTTCAAGATTGCCGAGAAGACCGTCACCATCGACACCAACAAGTTCACCGCAATCAAGGCCGGTCAGGAAGGCAACCGTCCGGGCAAGCTGACTTTCAAGGTCACTGACCCGAGCTTCAAGACCACCAAGGCTGGCATGATTTACTGGAAGGCCACGTTGAAGACCCCGCAGGGCGGCGTGCTCGACCAGCATATCTACGGTGAAAAGGGTTCCGACCACAAGACCGGTTACAAGAGTTACGAACGCACCCCGGTGCAGAAGTTCTCCACCACCGTGTCCAAGAAGTGGCTGAGCGACGCGAACGGCAATTACGAGGACAAGACCACGCAAATCTACGACGTGCTCCACCAGACCTCGTATGAGCAGTTCGACGGCGAATCCATCGACGGAGACACCTACACCACCGGCAAGACCGCCCAAACACCGAACGGTGCCAAAGTCCAGTTTGAAATCTGGGCCAAGGACGGCGCGAACGCTGGCAAGATGGTCAAGCAGTACAATGCCGAAGACCTCCCGAAGGTTCGTGAACTCGCCAAGAGCGAAGACCCGGACAAGAACCATCCGTATGTGGGTACCGATGGTCTGGACAACTACCAGAACGTCAAATCCTCCACGTTCCCGATTCCGTCCGACTGGTCTGCGAACAAGTACTACTACCGTGTGAAGATTACCGTCCCGTCCACCACTCCGGGCGCTGGAACCGACCCTGCCGACAACAATCGTGATGTTGTCTGGTATGGCGACGATGACGAGTCCGAAGAGTTCGACGTGATTCACATGGACACCAAGAGCACCGAACCGTTGTGGCTCGACAGCATGAACGTGTCCGACGAAATCACGTTGAAGGGCAACATTCCGGCTGGCTCCCAGTACGAGGCCGAATTGTGGCGCACAAGCAAGGATGGCAACGTCCGTAAGGACGCGGCCACCAAGCAGGATGATTCCGACCATAATGGCATCGCCTCCGAAAAGGTCGCCACCACCGGTCGCGTAAACATTCCGTCCAAGGCCATCGGCGCCCACCTCAATGGTGTCACCTTCCGCTCCAAGAGCGTGAAGAATCCGGGTGTCGGCTCCTACATCTGGCGTGTGAAGATTTACACTCCGGAAATGCCTCACAAGGATGGCAACGGCGTGGGCACTGGTGGAGACACCAGCATGAACTCCGCATTCGGTGTCATCACCAAGGAGTGGATGACCGCCGCCAAGGCCACCACCGACGCCGATGACTCCCAAGCCGGTGACTACTGGCAGAACGCCACCGCCAAGCAGAAGGGCAATGGCGACGGTTACGCCGACCGTTGGCTCCTGTTCGACGGCAAGAACATCGCATCCGAGAAGTTCGAGGTCGTGAAGCTGACCACGAACGTGACCGGAACCCCGAACATCCACACCAGCGAAGGCGAGCATTACGTCGATGTCACCAACGGCAACGATGTGAACGATAAGCTCACCATCACCGGTTATATGCTCAAGGACTACAAGGTCGCGTTCAAGCTGTACAAGCAAGCCGAGAATCAGACCGCCGACAAGGACACCGTCGTCAAGACCCTTGACCCGGTTGCCCTGACCGAAGCCCAGAAGACCCTCGACTCCGCTTCCGTACATCTGACTGACCCCGCCGACTACTACTGGCAGTGGGTGTTCACCAAGCCGGACGGCACCGCCTTCCAGCCTGACAACATCAACCCGGCAGTCTCCGATAAGCGCATCAAGGACGAGTCCTTCCACGCCGTCCGCGTGACCACCAGCACCTACAAGTGGGCTTCCAAGAACGGTACCGTTCAGGATGTCGCACGACTCGAAGGCCACCTGCCTGAGAACGCGACGCTCACCTTCGAGATGCATGATTACGCAACCGGCAAGAAGGTCGCCTCCACCAAGTCCGCCACCCTCAAGGAACTGGGCTTCGACAAGTCCAGCATCGACCAGCAGTTGACCAGCCCGAGCCTCAAGGTTCCGGACGCAATCGACTACTACTGGGTTGAGGTTCTGAACCTGCCGAAGGATGACCAGAACACTCCGTTGCACACCGGCAAGGACAAGGTCAAGAACGAGTCCTTCCGTTCCATCGAAGCGCAGACCGATATCGCCACCGAACGTTATGTGGGCACCGTGGTCAAAGACCATGCCGACCTGACCAACGTGAAGTGGAAGCAGTCCGGCGACATCCGCGACGATTTGGCCCAAGGATTGGACGCACGCTGGTTCCTGTACAAGCAGGGCGACGGCGATGTGAAGACCGATAAGAAGATTTTCACCGGCGACTACGTACATCTGGCCAGCGGACAGACCGAAGCCTACGGCCCCGAACACAAGATGGACGAGGTGGGCGACTACTACTGGGTCATCGAAATCAGCGACCCGAGCACGAATCACAAGGTTGTCAAGCTGGGAACCCAGCGCGACCCGCGTGAATCGTTCCGCATCGTAAAGGCTTCCTCCGAAGCTCAGGTGGCACAGCAGGTCAACAAGCCCACCAAGGACACCGTGACCATCACCGGACATCCGGCAGAAGGCACTCTGGTCTCTTGGAACCTGTACAAGACCAATACTGCCGACGACGACGATTATCTGATTGACAAGACTGAGCAGCAGCAGGGCGAGAGCGAAGGCTCCGACGATACTGACGCCGATGCCGAACCTCAATCCGATAACGGCGAAGCCTCCGACAGCATGCTCGTCGCAAGCTATCAGACCCCGGCTGATGGTGCTCACCTCATCACCGCCGAGGAAGCCGCCGAAGCGTTGAAGAACGGCAAGGTGACAGTGGAAAGCCCCGAGTATACTCCGACCGAGGTTGGCGAATACTACTGGGTGTTCAGTCTGACCAGTCCGACGAAGAACCTCGCCGGTGACGGACAGCCGAACAAGCCGCAGAACGATAAGGACACCAGCCATCTGGAGTCCGAGGACTTCTTCACCGACCGCGCCCATGTGGCCGATGAGACCGTCCAGATTATCGACGCGACCACCAAGACCAAGCCGCTGGGACACGTCGGGGAGAAGTTCCATGACACCGTGCTCCTGCAAGGACGCGTGCCGGAAGGCTCTCAGGCGGACGCCACCCTCTACCGTCAGGTGGACGGCGACGATTCCAGCAAGGATGAGGAGGTTCTGACCACGAAGCGCACCACGCTCTCCGAAGGTCAGGCGTTCGCGGACTTGGAGGATGTGACCGTTGACAAGGTTGGCGTGTACTACTGGCGTGAGCACGTGTACGTGCCGACCAAGCACACCACCACCGCAGACCACGACAAGAAGGTGGAAGTCGAGAAGACCCCGACCATCACCGGAAAGCCTCGCGTGAGCAACGAGACCGTCAGCGTGGTCAACGTGACCACCACCACCCACCGTCTGGAAGAATCCGGCATCAAACTTCAGGACAAGGCGAAGATTGAAGGCAACGTCGTTGACGGCTCCTACATCATCTTCACCCTGTGGAAGCAGTCCGATGGCGACGACTCCAGCAAGGACGAGAAGGTGTTCACCAGCGACAAGGTGATGCTCAAGGCCGGTCAGAAGGAAGCCGACTCCCCGACCTACGAGGTCAAGGAGACCGGAACCTACTACTGGCGTGAAAGCATCTACAATCCGGTCGAGGACACCGACATTCCGCCGTGCGTCCCGCCGACCGGAAACACCGACGAAGACCATCCGTGCGACACTCCGGTTCATACCGAGAAGCCGCGCACGCCGGGTGAAACCACCGACGTGGTGAAGGTCGCGACCAAGGCCCAGAGTAACGGCACCGCCACCAAGCCGGTCAAGGATACCGCCCTCATCGAAGGCAAGATTCCGAACGACGACTACGAGCTGGTGTTCGAACTGTGGAAGCAGAACGGCAACGATGTGAAGGACGACCAGAAGGTCGCCACCACCGACGCCGTGAACGTCCCGCAGAACGCGACCACGGTCGATTCGCCGGAAGTCACCCCGTCCGACGCTGGAACCTACTACTGGCGTGAGAAGCTGGTGGAGAAGTCCACCAAGCGGCTCGTCCACTACGGTGAGGCCCGTGTTCCGGGCGAGACCGTAATCGTGGGCGAACTCGCCAAGACCGGTATCGCAAGCGGCTTCATCATTCCGCTCATCGGAATGCTTGCAGTGCTTGGACTGGGATTGGCGGTCGTTTCCGAAGGAAAGCGTCGCATCGCTTCCCTCTCGAACGGCGCTCATCTGTCCGGCTCCACGAAGTGACGGACTGAACCGGTAGGGGAGGGCCGATAGGGTTCCTTCCCTACACCGCCTAGTTTGGGGAGGTGGGAGAGCATGACTCCCCGCCTCCCCAAACTTTTCTTTGAAGGTCTTTAACATAGAAAGAAAAAATACGGAAAGAGGATACATGCGTAAACCTATCGCCCTGCTTGCGGCAGGTTCGATGATGCTCATGCCGCTATTGGGGGCAACGAGTGTCGTGCTGACACCCGTATCGGAGGCTTATGCCGAAACCGCCGATAGCACCGCAAGCGACTATCCGGAAGGTGTCACAGCCTATCTGGACGGTACACGGCTAGCGAGCTTCGACCCCTCCGGAAACGGAGTATATGACGCGACGGGACAAACTGTGGAACTGTCCGGTGTGCCCGACGATTGGACGGTGCAATGGAGAAGCATGGTCAATGGAATCACCAACAAGGATTCCATCATGTACATCCTGTCCAACGGTTCCACCACCTATCGTTACTGGTTCGATGGGGCTGACGGCGCGGTTCATACCGTCGAAGAGCTTCACGGCATGACAATCACTTTGAACGGTCAGGCTGTGGACGGCGACATCACCAAGGGATTCACCATCCACAACGTGACCGCCAGCGACATGAAGGGATATGAGAACACCCCATACGGTTGGGTGCTCGACGGTGATTCCGAAGACGACCACTACACGTACACCGCCCATCCAGAGGATTCGGACACGCCAAGCGTCCAATACACGTTCATGTATGACGACACCCGACCCCACGACAGCATCAATTCGTTGAGGAACCTGAAAGCGTATCTGACCGTTGACGGCAGCGCCGTGAAAGGATTCGACTACACGCTCGCCAACACCGACACCATCGCCATTCCAATGAACACCGACGTGCGTCTGGAAGGCGTACCGGACGGCTGGAAAGTTGACTACAACAATCCTTCCACCGGGAAACTGAACCGCGTATACACGCTGACCGGCCCCTGTGGGGACACGTTCACCTACATCTTCCATCCGACTTCGGATTACAAAGGATACTATTACATCGACCAGCTCCAATACGTCCGGGCATTCGCTGACGGGGAACTGGTTGACGGATTCGACTACAAGGGAGGCGCATGGAGTTTCCCTGAAACCACCAAGAACGTCGAAATCGCAAACGTACCAGACGACTGGAACACTCAACGTACCGTTAATGGCAACATCATCACCTACGTGGTATCCAGTCCGAACAATTCCGTCTCTGTCACCTACGTGTTCAACATCGCCAAACATCAGGCAAGTCTGGACGAACTGGCGAATGTGAAAGCCATCGTAGGCGGCAACTATGTTTCCGGATTCAACCCGAAACAGTCCGGTATCTACGAATACGAAGACGGTCAAGGAATCGCCATCGTCAACGTGCCGTCCGGATGGACTCAGACCACAACCGACGGTGACGGATATAAGGTGTATACGTTGACCAGTGGAGACCTTTCGGTGTCCTACCGTTTCAACAAGCATGTGAAAACCTATTCGGTGGACGAGCTTGCCAAAGTGTCAGCTTCTACCGACGACGGCGTGGTTCAGGATTTTAAGCCGATGGAGTCCGGCACCTACACCATTGGAGAGCACGCTACCGTGTGGATTACCGGCGTGCCCGACGGTTGGGATACCAAATCGTCCGACAATGATATGACCTACACGGTGACTAGTCCCGACGGGAAAATCAAAGTCGTCTACACGTTCAAACATGCGAAGCACCAGTATTCCGCTTCCGAATTGAAGAACGTCACCGCAAAACTCCCCAACGGAGACTACCTCAACGGCTTCGACCCGGTCTCCGGTGGTGAATTCACCGTACCGATGGGAACCAAGAACGTGACCATCGGTCATATTCCGAACGGGTGGAACCTCACCAAGAACAATGGACTGTCCTACACGCTAACCAGCAATGATGGGGAAGTGTCCGTCTCCTATAAGTTCCATGCGAAGAACGGCCATACGGTAGTCTTCGACACTGATGGAGGAACCACTGTCGAATCCCAAACCGTCGAGGATGGGGGAACTATCACACCACCCGACGACTATCCGTCCAAGACCGGCTACCGTTTTAAAGGCTGGTATAAGGATGGTGTCCCATACGATTTCACACAACCCGTCTATGATGATGCGGTAATCACAGCCAAGTGGACGGTAAACACTTACGAAGTGTATTTCGACGCCGGAGCCAGTGACGACTGGTATCCTATGCAGACCATCGCATATGGCGATAAGGTCGTCAAGCCGGTTGACCCGACTTTGGACGGTTACGATTTCGCCGGATGGCTGTTGGATGGCAAAGTGTACTCGTTCGACACTCCTGTCACCGCCGACATGACCTTGACCGCGTCTTGGAAGACCGCGCAGGTGAAGACGCATACGGTAACTTTCACCGGTGCGGGAGACGATTTCATCCAAACCGTGGCGGATGGTTCCTCGGCCACTGTTCCAACGGTTCCTTCCAAGAAAGGCTACACGTTCGACGGATGGTATTCCGGAGACTCCCTGTACGATTTCACCACGCCCGTTACGGATGATTTGACTGTGGAAGCCCATTGGACGAAGAACACGTACACGGTCAGCTTCGACTCCAATGGCGGAAGCGACGTGGACTCCCAGCAGGTGGAATACAAGGATACGGTGTCCCAGCCGGACAATCCGACATTGGACGGTTATACATTCCAAGGTTGGACTCTTGACGGCGACCCGTATGACTTCAACACTCCAGTCACCTCCAGCATCACGTTGAAGGCACTATGGTCTAAGAACACGCCAGTAGCCAAAAAACATACGGTCACATTCGACAGTAGCGAGGGAAGCAAGGTCGATAGCCAAACCGTCAAGGAAGGCGACCCCGTGTCCAAGCCTGACAATCCAACCCGTGAAGGATACACGTTCAACGGTTGGCTGTTGGGCGGAGACCCGTATGATTTCACCACTCCCGTCATGCAGGATTTGACGTTGACGGCCTCTTGGACGAAGAACAAGAGCACGTACACCGTGAAGTTCGATTTGAATGGGGGAGATGGCAATATCGCAGACCAGAAGGTCAAGGAAGGCTCCACCATCGACCGTCCGGCCAATCCGACCCGTGAAGGATACACGTTCATGGGATGGCAGTATGAGGATTCCGACTGGAACTTCCTGAACACCGTCGCATCCAACATGACATTGACGGCGCAATGGAAGCGCAACGAGGTCAAGAAGTATACGGTCGCTTTCGACACTGCGGACGGCACCAGCATCGACCCGCAGACCATCAGGGATGGTGGCAAGGTTTCCAAGCCGGATGACCCGACCCGTGAGGGCTACGAGTTCAAGGGATGGACTCTGAACGGCGTTGACTACGATTTCACCGCTCCAGTGAAAGCCGACCTTGTCCTGACAGCCGTATGGACTCCCGTCAAGCCGAAGACCTACACCATCACGTTCGACACCGATGGAGGAACCGTAGTCCCCTCCCAGACGGTGAAGGACAAGGGAACGGCGACCGAACCTACCGCCCCAACCAAGACCGGTTACGAGTTCAAGGGTTGGCTGTTGGATGGGAAAACGTATGATTTCACCACGCCCGTCACCAAGGATGTGACATTGAAAGCCAAGTGGGAGAAGACGAAAGTCGAATCCTACACGGTGGCGTTCAATTCAGCGGAAGGAAGTGAGGTGGCGTCCCAAACGGTCGAACAAGGCAAGACCGCCGTCAAACCTGACGACCCGACCCGTGAAGGCTACACATTCCTCGGCTGGTATGCGGGAGACGCCGCATACGATTGGGATACTCCGGTCACAGGCAACCTCATTCTGACCGCACACTGGCAGAAGGACGAGCAACCCCAGCCGAAGACCTACACGGTCACGTTCGACTATCAGAACGGCAGTCCCTCCGATACTCGAACAGTGTCCGAGGGGAACACCGTCTCCCCGCCGGAAAATCCGGTGCGAGACGGTTACGACTTCCAAGGATGGGTTGCTATCGACGGTTCCGAATTCGATTTCGAACAGCCGATTACCTCTGACACTCTGGTGAGCGCCAAGTGGAAGAAGCATGAAGACCCGAAGCCGGTCATGCACACCGTCACGTTCAACTCGAACGGAGGCACGAGCATCGACCCGCAGACGGTTCAGGACGGGTTGACCGTCCGCCGTCCGGCAGACCCGGTGAAGAACGATTATGTGTTCGACGGATGGTATCTTGACAACGACCAGTATGATTTCAACAAGCCAGTCACCGGTGACATCACGCTGACCGCAATCTACCATCGCAAACCGATACCACAGCCGAACACGTACACCGTGCGTTTCGACACCGGTGAGGGAAGCAAGGTTGACCCGCAGACCATCATTGAAGGCAAGACCGTCATCCGTCCGGCAGACCCGAGCATGGACGGTTACGACTTCCAAGGATGGCTGTTGGACGGCAAGGATTATGATTGGAACACTCCAATCACCGGCGACATGACTCTGACCGCATCGTGGAAGAAGCATGAGGAGCCGAAGCCCGTCACCCATACGGTCAGCTTCTACACCGATGGCGGGAACACGGTCGCACAGCAGACCGTGAACGACGGTGAGACCGTCACGGTACCGGATACGCCAACCAAGAACGGATACACGTTCTCAGGGTGGACGCTGAACGGCGAACCATACGATTTCAACCTTCCCGTCACAGCCGACATCACCTTGAAGGCCACATGGGTTGAAAACCAGAAGCCCCAGCCGAAACGCCACACGGTCACATTCGACACGACCGGAGGGTCTGAAATCGGCCAGCAGACCGTCGATGAGGGGGAGAAAGCCATCCAACCCGCAAACCCAACCCGTGAAGGATACGACTTCCAAGGCTGGTTGCTGAACGGACAAGCCTATGATTGGAACACTCCAATCACCGGCGACATCACCCTCACCGCATCGTGGACTGAGAAAGCCCCGACCCTATTCACGGTCGCGTTCAATACGGGCGGCGCTTCCAACATCCCATCTCAAAAAGTCAAGGAAGGTGATAAGGCCGCACGTCCGACCGACCCGAAGCGTACCGGATACACTTTCACCGGATGGCAGTTGAACGGCAAGGACTACGATTGGAACACTCCAATCACCACGGATATCATTCTGACCGCCACATGGCAGAAGAACGAAACTCCGAAACCGGTCTTCTACACCGTCAAATTCGACACCGGCAACGGTTCGAAGATTGACCTGCAAACCATTCAACAGGGAGGAAAGGTCAAGAAGCCCGCAGACCCGACCCTGAACAGTTACAAGTTTATCGGATGGCAGTTGGATGGCAAGGACTACGATTTCAACACTGCGGTATCCAAGGATATGACTTTGACCGCAGTGTGGGAAGCCAATACCCTGCCCCCGACCGTCAAGAAGCATACCGTGACAGTGACCTTGTATGACGGCAAGACCGACGTTATGAGGTCAAGGATGGTGAGAAGCTGACACTTCCATCCAATCCAACCCGTGACGGATACGTGTTCGACGGTTTCATTGACAAGGACGGCAACGTCTACGACATGAGCAAGCCCGTGGTCAAAGACCTGACGTTGACCTGCGTGTGGAAGAAGGCCAACGGCGTCTCCTCCGACAAGGACAAGGAGATTGCCGACGCATCCACCAATGGGACGGTTGGTAATGGCGAACAGAATTCTGGCTCCCAGAATCCTCTAGCCAGCACTGGCGCTCCAATCTACGGAATGGTCATCGCGGCCATCATCGCCGGACTCGGCGGCATTGGAATACTGCTCGCCCGGCTATGTAGCCGAAACGAGTAACGCCTATATATAGCGAGGAAGCCTCCAGTCTTAAAAACTGGGGGCTTTCTCGGTTAAGGGTGTGTATGATTGTTTTGTTATTTTTTCTTTAGAAAGTTTTACTGTGTCTATCAATTCCCCGAAATGCCATGAACAGAATCAAGAAGACAACCGACATGTGACATACTCGGAGAGTATGTCTAATAGCGTCAACGTCGAAGCACGACGTGAGGCTTTGGAAGGGAAGTACATCTTCTCTTCTTCGTCTGTTGACGAACTGATGAGGTTTCTTGATAAAGATGATTAATTACGATTCCATTGGGGGTAGGGGCCTTCTCTTTCGTGTTTTCTGTCAAATCACGCCAATATCTGCTATACTGGGATAGTTCACAAATTCAATGGAAGGTTTAACACATGCCAACCCCAAGCACAACCCTCGAAGGCCGACTCACCGACGACCCGCAACGCAACCAGCGCAACCCCAATCTGGTTGAATTCTCCATTGCGGAAGGCACTCGCTATCAGGATAAGAAGACCGGCGAGTGGAAAGACGGGCAGACGCTTTTCGCACGATGCAAAGTGTGGGATACCACGCTCGGCAACAACATCATGAACACACTCCGTAAAGGCATGGACGTGGTGGCGTTGGCCGACGTGAAGCAGAACAGTTGGACTGACCAGCAGACCGGACAGAAGCGTTCGATGGTGGAATTCACAGTCACCAACATCGGTGTCGGACTCCGTCACGCGACCGCGCAGGTCATGCCGAATCCGAAACGCAACGGCGGATACGACGGCGGCAACCGTACCAACACCCAGCAGAACAATGGTCAGATGTTCCAAAATCCGAACAATCCGCCAGTGTTCCAAAATCCGAACAATTATGGTGCCGACAATTTCCAGCCAGCCGCATCCGACGACCCGTGGGGTGCTCCGATGGGCAATCCGGCACCGGTGTCGCAGAACGACGAGCCGGAATTCTAGTCTCTAAAAGCGCGGGGTCATGCGTTTTAAGCATAGACCCCGCGTTCTTTTTGGTTTAATCAGAAGGGGATAAAATAATGGTCAAACCCGGTCGCAAACCCATGGATGTTGCCGGTCAACGTTTCGGGAAACTCACGGTGGAAAAGTATGTTCCCAATACTAAAAAAGGTTCCTATTGGTTATGTTCTTGCGATTGCGGCAATAACGTCGTCGTATCTTTAGGTAATCTGAAAAAAGGCAATACAAAAAGCTGTGGGTGTCTTTCTAAAAAAGGAAAACCTTACGGGGAACGGCCACGGGGAAAACGTAACGAGCTTTCGTCCACTTCTAAGGGGAGACGCCGGAGAGCAGATGAGTTGTGCGGAAAACAATTCGGACGTTTGACCGTATTAAGTTTTCAAGGTGTCAATAAGAACCATCACTCCGTCTACTTATGCCGGTGCTCTTGCGGGAAAACAGTCTCAGTAGTTAGAAATGCCCTAACTACGGGGAACACTAGAAGTTGCGGGTGTTTTGAAGTTCAAAGGACTCGGGAAACCCGACTTAAACATGGTGACGCTTCTGAAAATTCTCCGTATGTTAAGCTTTTTCACTCGTGGAAACTGATGCTTGACCGTTGTAGCAATCCCCGTAACGTTTCTTATTCTCATTACGGGAAAAGAGGTGTTCAGGTCTGCGATGAATGGAAGGAATGGGGAATCTTCAAAAAATGGGCTATTGACAATGGGTGGAAAGCGAACGCTGGATTATCCCTCGACAGAATAGATGTTGACGGAAACTATGAACCGGATAATTGCAGGTGGACGGATGCCAAGACGCAGTCTAATAATAAAAGGAAAAGCATACGAGTCGTATATGGTGACAAACGTATTTCATTGTATGATTGGGCGAGAATAAAGGGAATTTCTTTAGAAGAAGCAAAAGGAATGTTCTCCTCAAATATATTGGAGAACCCACCTCAACTATTAGAAGAAAAGGACGACAACGTGGAAAAGAAAAAAATCACAAAGATTTCCGACGGAATGAAAATCGGGTATTTAACCGTACTTCGACCCAATGGGAAAGACAGGTACGGTCATGTCGTCTATCTTTGTCGTTGCGTGTGTGGCAGGGAGAAAAATGTTCTGGTTTCCAATCTAAGGAATGGTAGTGTCAAAAGCTGTGGGTGCATGAGAAAACAGCTCATATCCAAAGCTAGGACAAAACACGGGGATAGTATTAAAAGCTCTCCATATTATCGGTTGTATAGGGTTTGGGACGATATGATTCACCAGCGTCGGATTGAATCTTATGAGGAACGGGAACTTATTCCCGTTTGCAAAGACTGGTCTGTATGGGCGTCTTTTAAGGAATGGTCTTTAGCCAATGGGTATTCGAAGGATAAAAAGTTAACGAGAATTTCATATCGTAAAGGCTACGAACCGGATAATTGCGTTTGGCGTTCTGAGGGTGAGTATGTTTTGCATAAGTTTTAATCAAAGATTGGAAACATTTTATGTATGGTTCTTTAGTTGACGCCGATAGCAGCGATTATGTCAGAAAAGAAATATGGGCAGTCCCCGTCCATAAAAAATCCAAGCAGATAAGAGGATACTAAATGCGCGTGCAACATTACAATCCAAATCCCGTCCCCCAACCGAAAAACGCTTACGAATGGCGCGTTTTCCTGTTCAGCCACTTGGATAAGCCAGTACCATTGAATTGGAACAGCAACTCCCAACATCAAAGGAAAAACAAGTGGCGTCGATAAAAGTATTCATGGGAAACACGATATATCCGGTAGAAATATCTAAAGGCCAGCATATAAGCTTCTACTATCTTCCAGCCGGTGAGCATACCGCGCCCGGACGTGAGGAACAGGTTCAGAAAGCCACTTTGGAGAATGAGTCCGGCAGAACCATCAAGACTTGGGAGGCTGTCGGCGGCTTGTTTAAGAACAAGATTGTGACCAAGCATGCTCCTCTACTTCGCCGTATGATGGGTGCTTCGGACACCTACCAGTTCGACAAGTGCATTGGTGGCCCTCAGTTTTTCTCCGCGCAGGAAGAAGCGGAGTGTTAAATTGGGTTCACCTGCACATAAAGCGGCTCCAACTAGAGTCATGCAACGTCGGCGTAGACTATTCCAGCGTCGTATCGCGGTTTGTTTGTTGGCTGGAATGTTCGCCGCCGCCGGTACGTCTATGCTTGTGTTGAAGCCAACTCCCAGCGCTTACGCTGAGGCTAAGCCGTTTGATACGAGTACCGCTACTACTCGAAGCACGTTGACTGAAACCAGTGCGGCATCCCGTAGCGCGTCCCGTGAAGAGTTGAAGGATTATAAGGCCACAAGCAATGATGGAAGTTGGAGCATGTCCGATTCCGATGGTGTGACCGGCAAACTGACTGCTATCAGTGCGGATAATCCGGTGGTTAAATCGTTGATTAACGGTCGTGACGAGGGTCAGACTCCTGACGGTTTCAATCCGAATCATGCGACCGGTGACACGGGCAATGCCTACGAGTTTTCGCAATGCACTTGGTGGGCTTACGTGCGCCGTCACCAGTTGGGATTGCCCGCTGGCTCCCACATGGGCAATGGTGCCGACTGGGCGAACACGGCCCGTAAACTCGGATATTGGGTTGACAACACTCCCCGTGTCGGTGATGTGATTTGCTTCCAACGTGGACAATACGATTCAGACCCCACGTATGGTCATGTGGGGATTGTCGAAAACGTTGGCGCGGATGGTTCAATCACCACGTCCGAATGCGGTAGCGCATACAATGGCAAACCGTTCAGCCGCACTTTCACTGCGGAACAGGCGTCCCAACTGCAATTCATCCACTACTGACCGAAAAGAACACAAGAATGGTGAAACCGCTTTCAAACCGCTCGCGCCGAAGCATTATGACTCCCCAAGGCGCGATAACAGGCCATGAGTTTGACGAGTTCGTGAAAGCCAGAGGTGGCACACCCTACCGGCTCGACACCGGCGGGGATGGAATCTTCGACCCATTCCAAGAAGACGGAAAGAACAGCAAAAGCCCATCGAAGAAATGATTTGCGGCACAGAAAGCCGCCAGAAAGGAAAGATGCAAACCATGTTGGATAAGAAAACAGCGCAGGAGATAAGCGAACTGTGCGTTGAGAAAATCGATTGGACGATAGTCGGCATTGAAGGTGGCACCGTAACCATCTTCACCGGCAAGGACAGGTATTACGCGTCCTACGGTACCGAAGGTAGTGACCCCATCACGGAGACGAGCAAGTCAAAGGAACCCGGCAACGCGAGGTGGTTTGAACGGGACGGAACCGTGTCCTCCGACCATCCGGTAATCTGCACGGTGAGCGTGCATGACGGGAAGGCTGAGACGGACGTTCGTCACATGCCGCCCATGTTCGATGAGGAAGCCTACGAAGCTGTTGCCAATATGGAACTTGATAGGAAATTCGTCCACGATGAAAGTGGAGAGGATTATTGGCCGGATTGGCCGAAGGACACCATCAAGGCATGGCAACAGTTCCGGGATGAGATTGAAGACATTCCGGAAGACTACAAATACGTTCTATTTGAGGTCGAGCCGAGCACGCAGAAACTTCTGTTCGCCTTGTCGGAAATCACCGGAATACACTATCTGTCTGAAATTCCACTCACCATCAAAGTACTGCCCGAGGATGCGAAACAAGTCCGATTCAGCATTCCCGAAAGCGAAGCGAAAATGTGGTGGGATGTTCGCGCCCGCAGTTGGGATAGCCGTTTCATCATATGTACCCACCAGTGGCCGTTCCACAAGAAAGGACAATTGATGTACACCATCATCGACCGGAAGCGTAACGTTCGCGGCGCATGCACCTATCTGGGTGGCGGGGCGAGCAAGGACGGCACGTATACGGACGCGGAATGCGCGGAACTCATCAGCCGACTATCCGACCCGAAGGACGAAACCCAAGTCAGCTACCGCAACTACGTGCCCTTGCGACTCGTGGAATACCGGTAGAAATTAAAAGAAAGGAGCCGAATATGGGAACCGACATCACCGTAACCCAATTGGGCAGTCCCGCCGACCCCACCTATCTCGTCCGCCGTGGCGACGAATTCTGGAGCGAATGGCATTTAAGCCGTTCCGAAGCCCAACGATTGGCCTCTGAGCTAAGGAGCATGGGACTTTGAAGTTGAGCAATAGGAACAGCATTCACTCCCTCATGCTCGTACTTTCACTGTGCGCGGACTGTCTGATGGCATTGCCCGCCACTGCGATGGCATACCCTCCATCAAACAACACCGTATACTCCGTGCGTTCATTCCCCGCTACCACGACCACGCGCCGAGACCTGACTCGCGAAAGCGTCAGCACCGACGTGCAGTCGGACAGCGATTGGGGTGGTATCGAAAACCTAATTGTCCCGCAGACGAAATCCCAAGCCGAGAAAGACGCCGAAGCGAAAGCCCAACAGGAAGAGGAGACCCGCAAACAGGCACAGGAACAGGCGGTACGACAAGCCCAAACGCGAGCCGCCCAAAAGGAAGAAGCAAATAGAAGCGCGGAACGAACCGCCATCACTCCCCCAGCATCCAAAACCGGACAAGCCGTGGCAGAATATGCGATGCAGTTCAGCGGATACCCATACGTGTACGGCGGCAACCAGCCATCAGGCTGGGATTGTTCCGGATTCGTCCAATATGTGTTCGCGCAATTCGGTGTCAGTCTCCCCCACCAGTCAGGCAGTCAAATGAGCGTCGGTTCGCCCGTGGCATCATTGGCAGAAGCCCAACCGGGCGATATTCTCGCCAACGGTTCGCACGCCGCCATCTACATCGGCAACGGCATGGTCATGAACGCCATGAGTCCAAGCCAAGGCACTGGAGTCGCACCGGTCAGCATGGTCATGTACGGCGGGTACGCAATCAGACGAATCGTCTGAAAAATTCCTCCCTATCATATTTTTTTGGTTTCCTATTGTTCCGACGAAAGAATACCTTAAGCTGGAAAACAAAAACCCTCCAAAAATGAAAGGCTTTCCGACATGAGCGACCCTAATTTCCCTCCACAGCAGTACCCAAATCCCAGTCAGAGCCAGCGGGCACAATACGACCAGCCGCGACAGCAGGTCTACCAACAGCCGCAGTATACGCAACCGCAAGCTAACCCATATGCGACCGGCCAACAGTATGCTCAGACCCCTCAATACGGTCAACCCCAATATCAGCAACCGCAGTATGCACAATACCAGTATGGTCAGCAACCGTATGTGAATCCGCAACCTGCCGACACGGGGTCGTTCGGATGGGCGGTATTGGGGTTCTTCTTCCCTATCGTCGGACTCATCCTATTCCTCATTTGGAAGACGGAGAAGCCGGTGAGTGCGAAACAGGCCGGAATGGGAGCGCTCGTATCGGTCATCGTCAGCGTGGTTTTGTGGCTTATTGTCTTCATGTTCGCTCTCGCGACTGGAAGCGCCGCAGTCTATTAACTTTTTATGAGCTTTTAGCCCACCTGTGTTTATCAGGTGGGCTAAAAGCTCATAAAAACCTCTTTTCAGAAGAAATCAACCTTATACTCCCCTAAGATGAGGTTGTAATACTAAAAAAGATTGTTCTCCATATATTGGAGAACCACTTAAAAAGAGAAGACGCGACCCTCCTCTATCTCAACGCAAGGAGCGAAACAAAAATGACAATGCCGCAACAGCCTCAAGTCAACGTGAACATTAATCAACCGTCCATACCGCAACAGCCTATGGCTCAACCCCAAAACCCAATCCGGCAGAACAGTCTCCGAACCAAACGTGGACTGCTTAAATATCTTCTGCTTGGACTCGTCACCTTCGGCATTTACGACATTTGGCAAATGAGCGAAGTCGGCACCACGTTGAATCTCATCGCCACGCGACGTGACGGCAAACGCACCATGCATTATTGTCTCATGTTCTTCCTGCTCGGCTGGCTGACCCTTGGCATCGGCTGGCTTGTCTGGTATCACAAGCTCAGCTCCCGTATCGGCACAGAACAGGCCGCTCGTGGACTGCCGGTCACGGTCACTGCCGCAACCTACTGGCTGTGGAACATTCTCGGCTCTCTCATCATCGTCGGCCCATTCATTTACACGTACAAGCTTCTGCACGCCATGAACGACCTGTGCGCCGACTACAACGCGCGAGGCTGATACATACTAAACTGGATTTGTCCACATAAGCAGAAAGAAAAACGATGGCATCATTCATCATTGGACTTTTAGTCGGAGTGTTCATCGGCATGACTGTCATGAGCATGTGCGTAATTTCGAAGCAATCCGACAACAAGCGTATCATCGACACCCACGCCGACAGTACAGAGGATTCCATTCCCATGGGGAAGGATTAAGCATGTCCTGCTTGCGGAAAAACATCGGACAAGGCATCCGACTGGTCATCCCCAGCATCCTCGTATTGTCGCTTCTGACCGTCGGCACGCCCGCATCCGCGAATCCGGCCACAGGAAGCATCCCCGTCGGACAGTCAGCCACACAAGTGTTGGACACGCTCACCGTCGGAGTGAAATCCAATGCGTCTTCCGACCGCAAGTCCCACCAGTGGAACAAGGTCGTTGGCAAAACCGGCAATTACACGACCCGCGATTTGGTGTTGGAACGCGACATGGATAACGTGACCTACACGAGTCGAGGCAACGTGAACACCGGCATCCTATTGGAACCATACACGGGCAAGACCATCCACTTCCAACGCGGCACGTCGAACAAGACCGAGGGTGGAAGCGCGTCCAACCGTGACGGCGGCATCCAAATCGACCATGTGGTCGCCTATGCGGAAGCGTATCGTTCCGGCTTGGACAAGCTCGACTTCGCCCAGCGAGACGCCTACTACAACGACCCCGACGTACTGCTCGCATCCCAAGCGGAAGCCAACAATGTGAAAAAGGACGGCACCATAGCCGAATGGGAACCTTCCAACCAAACGTTCCAATGCGATTACGCGAGCCTGCAAATCGGCATCAAAGCCAAATATGGGCTGATGGTAGACCAGAAGGAACATGATAAGCTGGCGCAAGTGTTGGCTTCCTGTCCGGCTGAAACCATTATTTCGACCAGTCAAGTGAAACAACGGTTAACCAGTGGGACATCAGAGGGGAACAATACAGGCACCGCTAACAATAATACGACCGGTGGCAACAGTCAGAACAGCCAATATAACGGTTCCACCAACAGTAAGAACAATTCGCATACAACGAACAAACACCACACCACCACAACTAAGAAGAACTGGGTCAAAAACCTATTCAACGGACTCCTAAAACAATTCTTCTAGAACAGCCGTAACACAAGTAGTCCCGCCATTCACTTTCGGATGGTGGGACTACTCATATATCAACTATGTTCTTCGTCCCATTTGTCCAAGGTTTCCAACAGGTTAGGCAAGCCGAAATAGTCGTATGATTGCCCGTATTGTTTCCCACCTTTGGTCTCATATATAATGTTGACTTCCTCACGGGGTTGAAATCCCGTGATTCCTGTTGCCGGTTGGACGTGTCTTTCTTAATGTTTTTAATGGAAGAGATTCCGACCGGTATTGCAGGGGTTTGAGTTTCATCGACGTTGCTCCCCACTGGTTTTCACCAGTGTGGAAGCTTGTTGTCTCCACTCTTCGGCATCGTCCATGCCGTTCGTTCCTAACGCGCGGTCGAGAATGTTCTTGGACGCGTTCACGTCGGCGTTCGTCTCATGCCCGCAATTGTGGCAGTGGAACACCGCTTGGCTTTCACGGTTGTTCTTGCCGCAGTATCCGCAGACGTTGCAAATGCGTGACGTGTCATAGGCGGGTACCTGAACGAGTCGGGTTCCCGCAAGCTTGGTTTTGTATTCGAGACAATGCAGGATGCCAGTCCAACGGTTGGCGAGGACGCTACGGTTCAAACCGCTTTTCCTCTTCCGCCCGTTGTGCAGATAATGTCCCGGATTGTCGGGGTCTGGTTTCGGCCGGACGCTTCGGCTCATGGCCTTCACGTTCAACCGTTCCATGGCGATGAAATCGTATTCCCGGACGAGCGTGGTGGTCGTCTTGGCTATCCAATCGTCCTTGCGATTGTCTATCCGACGTTGGATGCGCCGCATGGCTTGGAGGGTGCGCTTGCGGCTTTTGGACGTGAATTTGGCGTTCCTGCCGCCACGCTTCTCGTTCGTCCTGTCCTGTCGGGCAAGCTTGCGTTGCAGACGCTTATACTCGTCCATCTCTTTGACGGACGGTTGGGGAATGTCGAGGAAAATGTTATCGGAGGTGGCGAGGGTATGCACGCAACCCCTATCCAAGCCGACCATCATGCCCGTATCGGTTCGGCTGATGGGGAGTGGACTATTGGTGAACACGAGTGTCCTGTTAGTCCAGTTCACCGCCACACTCGTATATTCACGAACGGGTTGACTCACCCGCACATGAATGGCGATACGCCAACGAGCCTCGTTCTCACCCTCACGACGATACTGTCTCGGCACACTGCCAGTGATGACGACCACACCGGTACGCTTGCCCGTCCGACGATACAAGGCGTTACCGGTCTTCGACTGGTTACGCCAGCACACGAAATACTGAGGAGCCTTATGGCGGGAACGGAACCCCGGAACCCGACCACCATTGGTCTTCTTCCGTTTCAATCCGGCGAACCAACCCGTGTTCTCGACACGTTCACATGAGGAGAGGATAGGCGAGGGAATGCACGCCAGCCAAAGACAATCCAATCGCGCCTGACTGTCCTTGACGGCGGGCTTCACATCCGCGCCACCCAAAGGCACATCCACCCAAATACGCTCACGGGTTTCAACATCCTCCACAAGCCTACGCTGGGGACGATGCGCCCGATGCTGGTTGTACCGGCTTCTCCACCCGTCGCACAGCCAGTCCATGATACGTTCCGGATTACGAGTCCACATACGATTCCCGTAAGAGTCCAAGCCGAGGAACACGCTGCACCCCGTATGCCGGACTTTCAGGATTCGTACTTTCTGACTCATGCCTATAATGATACCATATTATTGAGTAATCAACAATATGAGAAGGCGTGCAGACCCGGCATTGAAATACCGGGCTTACACGCCAAAAATCAGTCAACAAGAGGAACTATTGGCTATCCGGCACGGTGACTTCGACCCCAAACAGTACGATTTGAAGCTTCTGGACGCCAAGTCCCGGTTCGAGGAAGCCGCCGAACACACCCGGCTCCCCCAGCCTGTAAGCGATACGGAATTGCAGGATATGGTATTGCCTATCATCCACGAATATACTGAACGCCTGTTCAAGGAGTGAGAACATCAGCCCACAACAAGCCTGAAAAACGAAGGTTGATAGCGTGAAACCCCAATGATTCCAACGGTTTCGACACGCATACAGGTTTGACCAAACAGCCGTATCCCGTATACTTGATGTTGCGTTCAGCCGGTGGGTTGAACGCCTCATAATTTGGCGACTAAGTTCAAAAAGACTTTTGGTCTTTTTCTCCTTTTGGTCTGGCTTTTTATGTGTGGACATTCGAAGGCCCCGCCACTGTGCGGGGTCTTCGTTTAACTAAAATCGGTCAGAACGGGTTGCCGTCCGGCTTGCCGCTGGTCTTGGTCGGCTGAGTCGGGGACTCCAGCATCGGAACCCCGCCAATAGCGCGTTGCTTCGATTCCAACGACTTCCGGCACGGATACACCTTCAGCCCCTCATCGACGGCCTCTACATGCAGTTCCGGCCAATTCTGCCGAACCATTTCCAACGCTTTCTTGAAACGTTCCTTGAATCTGCGGAGTGGAGTGTTCGACGCGTCGAACTGTATTTGCAATCCGTTCCAAGGTATGAGAACCGGTTTAGAGATGTAATATGTTCTGCGGGCGAGCCACTGGTAGATGTCCAACGCTCTGGATGATTTCCCGAGATTCATCACTATCTCTCGGTTTAAAGGAACGGGATTCTCGTTGAGGATTCCCCACATAAGTTCGGAGAATCGAATATACGAACCTTCCTTGTATTCGTCGGAATTTCTGTCGAAGCAGATGTGAGTGCGGTCGGCCACCAGAACATTGATGGCATCATGGACAGTTCTGCCCTGTTCGTCCTTGAACCAATTGGTCACTTGAAAGACAGTGCTCCCCAGATTCTCCAACATGCGGGTCACCTGCTCCCGTTGTCCATTGGCCGCGATTCCCGTGTTCTTGCAGAACGAATTAAATGTTTCGTCCAAATGGATTGTCCTGTTTTCGAAATCAACCATCGGGGACACCTCTTTTATGAGGGTTTGGGCATACAGAAGGAATAGACGGGGGATTTTTCCGTAAGCCCACTGCCCTTTCCTCGGGGTCGTCGTTATGGACACGATTCCGTTGCTCCGGTTCAGATAAGGTACATCAGGCTCCTCCACTGGAAGCAGGGAGACCACTGATGAGAGGGTGGCCGCATAGGTTATTGTCTTCTTGCTGGGGTTGATGATATCCTTGTTCATGTTATCGGGATTCCTTTACTGTTGACTGATACTAACCTCATCTCGGTACATACGGGATGAGGTTTTTATTTTTATCCTAATGGGTTTTTGGAATATTTTTTTATAAATCAGATTTTTCTGTTCACATTCTCAGTCAAGAGTCTTACATTCTCGGGCAGAAGTCTTACATTCTCAGGCAGAAGTCTTACATTCTCAGGCAGAAGTCTTACATTCTCAGGCACTTGGATGCTCTAATCCCTTGTGGGAGTAGGTCTAAGAGCACTGGCAATAGTATACAATAGATACAATAGTATACATAAGTATTTGTGGTACCGAATTTCTAAATGCTCTAAAAAACGAAAAATCGTTTGATTCAAAAAACATGGAATGATTTTTTACGATTTTTCTCCGACGCGTCTCAATGCTTTCGAAACCAGATACTTCGTATGCTATAGTGGAATAGTTTACACAAGAAAAAGAGCTTTTCGCCAAACCATAAAAAACGGTTTCGCTCAAAGTCCTCACCCCAAAAAACCAGCTAAACTGGATATGTCCGCAACGAACCAAAACTGTCAAAGGAACGAAAGCATGGAAAACGGCTCCCCGAACAGGCTGCCCGACTGGACTGAAATCATCGACGGGAAACCCCCAAAACCCGACAATGGTCCCAACCATGTAGGCAGACACAGCAAAGGAAGCCACGCCCGACACGGAAGCCAACCAGCCAACACAACGTCCACTGGCGAACATGTCCTCCAATGCTCCATCGGAATCATATTCACCGTCGTCATAATCCTCATCGCCCAAATCGGTTGGATGTTCTTCGGACATGACTTGGATTCCATCCACACTCAGGTCGCAAACTCGAAAAGGGTCAGCCTGAACCAGAACATCGACTTGGATACGACCCGCATAGCCAAACCACAGTCGGGCGAAGTGCCGGTAGATGGCACGCCCACCCACATGCAGGTAATCGGATGGATGTACATTCCTAAAATCGAATCCGGTTGGAAGCGTGCAATCCAACAGGGAACCGACCAAATCGTGTTGGACAATCAGGGCATAGGCCATTACGAGCAGACCGTCATGCCCGGTGCCGTAGGCAACAGCGCCTATGCCGGGCATCGCACCGGCGGCGACTTGGGTTACATCGACCGGTTGCAGACGGGTGACGCCATCGTCATCCAAACTGCCGAACACTGGTACGTGTACAAGATGACCGAAGGTTGGGTCACTACTCCGACCGACGTGAGCGTGTTGAACAATGACGGCGCGAACCCGGACTCCCGCGAATTGACGTTGACGACCTGCCATCCTATGAGCGTATGGGCAGACCAGAGCATCAAACACAGGTATATCGTCCGAGCGCAATTCTCCTATTGGGCGAACGTTTCCGACGGTATTCCGGCTGAGTTGAGCACCGCCAACGGGAACGTCGTCCAGAAGACCGCATACAAGTGGCAGAAGACCGTCCGAACCGTCAGCGCCTACGCTCCCGCGAGCATGATGTTCGCCGTGATTCTGCTTGTCGCGTGGATGGTCATGAACGGACTGTGCTGGCTGTTGTGGCGTGGGGAGCGGGA